TCGTAAGCTGTTTTTTGCTTTTCATATTTAACCATCGAGGCTTCGTCGTCTGTATCCTCCGGAGGGGTGGGATACTTAATGCCTGATGCGTATGCTAGGGATTTACGGAAGATCTGTTCTTCCTGAAAGATCATTAGCTCAAAGCATTTACAAATTCCATAGGTATAAAGTTGCAAACACTTTTTCTTTGCAGTTGCACTTACACGGCCATAAGCTGATTTAATTTCAGTGGCTGTGACGTTTGTAATACTAAGGTCATCGATCCCTCCCAGGGCAAGCCGAATCTCACTGCGAAGCTGTTCAGCGTACCGCGCCTGGTCGGTGCTAACAGCGTTGGGCGTAATGAAGCCGACACGATCGGTTGGCTCCAGGTTGGCAATGACCCTCGGAACCCGCATGCCTGAGCCTGGCTTACCGATGTAGCCGGGGGAGTTACGGGTAACGTTGTCCTGTTTGTACGTGGAGCTGGATAGAAAGAAGTCAGATTGGAAGCCGGACTGACTGGAGATGCTGGGGCGCTGAGCAACATCAGAATCATTGCTTTCAATGATGTCCTGTTTGGGCCTGGAAGATAGGAGTGTCGGGTTACCAAAGAAAGAAAGGTTGGCTCGGATGTTCTTGACCATCTCGTCGTGAGCCACAATCTGATTGGCCACCCAATCAAACTCACCGGCCCCCTCTGTTCCGAAAGCGTCCGGGTTGTTGAAGACTTCAACGCACGGAATAAATTCCATGGTGTTGACAACAGTCTTCTTGTCCATGATGCCGAACTCCATTGCCGGCATATCAAACGTAATCTCCTGCTCGCTGTGGAACTCTTCAATCTCAGAAGCTGTGATCCGCAGACGCATGTACCGCTTATCCGTATTCAGTCCGACTCCCTGGAATCCACGGGATGCCCGAACCTTGTACGCATAGATGATGATGACTTCTTCTAGGTCACCGTCTGGAGAATAGTACGTTCTATAGGCATCTTTATCAAACCAGTAGAGCCGATAGGTTTTCTTTGTTGGCCGAATATAGAAAAGACCTTTGCCGTAGCACAGGAAGCGATCCCAGATCGAGTCTAGCCTGGCGTCTAGCTTGTTAAACTTGAGGACTTGCTGAACAAAGTCAAACCGCTGCGTACCGAAGTTATCTTGATTTGGGTAAAACTCAACACCTTGTCTTATCCCAAACATCCTGAGCTGTGACAAGTGAGCATTCACCAGCATGGTGTCAGCTACGCCACTCCCATCTCGGTTTACAACCGATTTAAGGATATCGTCAATTATGGTTTTGGTGCTGTCGCTCATTTAGTTTGCCCAGGGCAGTTAATCAATATCGTAGCCAGCTCCCACTCGTTTTAGCGTAATGATGTCGTCTTCCACTTCCAACTCAAACCGTTCGTTTGGTTGAAGAGCCATGTCGTGGCACAGCTCATCAGGGAGAGGAATGACGGCGGATCCGTAAGCATCCTGCTCAAGCTCTACGTCGTAATAGCTGGTAGACATTGTTATGTGATTTCTTTAGTTTAAATCTTCAATACTCTAACTGCAATGCTCCTCTGGTCATTAAACCAGTGCAAAGCCAAACAAGAGCGTCAACAGCGTCGTCGTGGGAGCTAACTCCGAAGTTAAGAATCTCCTCGGTCAACGCAGTAAACTTCCTGTATTTGTTGAAGATTATGTTGTGTTGCTCGAATAAACCCATAATTCCTCGGAACCTGGCAACCTTGTCTCCACGGAAACCTTTGACTGGATGCCAGTTTATATTGTAAAGTCCGTGATCTCCAAGACAGATGCGTTTAAAGTCTGCTTCCAGGGAAGCCTGGTATGCAACAGCCTCTGACCAAACTTCAACTTGGTTGCCAGTGGGAAAATACTGGCCATTGTTTTTATGGACAATACCCCACTCTTCCATCATTTCCATCAAAGATTCCAACTTCTCAAGATTTCCCATAATTCGAATTCTCTTGAAATCAATAATGTGAATCTTGTTGCCAACCCGTCCACCCATGACAAACACGGTGTAGTCGTTGCGTTCCCTGATGCCAGCAGATAGGTCTACGCCAACGCCGATGCAATCGAATTGAGTTGCAATTTCTCCTTTAATAATCAGGTCTGGAGTTAGCGACAACTCACTGGTCTGGACAATTTGGTTTTGGTACTGAAAACTAAACGCAATAGGAGCTTGCCTGCGACGTTCTTGCAGGTACTCAAGCGACCACATGTCAGGCCAGTACGAATGTTCATCTCCGTGTTCATCAATAGAGATTGCAGACTGAACAACCTGAACCCAGTTGTTAGCTGGGATAAATGTTGTTGAGTGAATATCGTCGTGACGAAAACGCGTTCCCAAACATATAGCCCTACCTCCTTCAAACATAGTCGGAACAATAACTGAGTTCCAGTTATCTTCCATGGCCAGGCGGACCTCCCTGTTTTTAATGTCCTCAGAACTTTTTACCACGTCGTCCAATACGCATAACTGAGAGCGTTTAGAAGTAACAGCACCTTTTAGACCTGCACAACATACAGTAAACTCTTCTTCACCTGTAGATTTAATCCCTGCAAACTTCCAATCAATGCTCCAATATTCATTAGAATTGATACCTTTAGCAATCTTGACCATTGGAAAGACCTCTCTATATGCTTTGCTTTCATCAATAATCCTTTTAATAGAAGCGCTTTTAGGTCTTGCTAAGTCTACGGTATAAGAAATGTAAAGTATTTTAAGAGGTTTTTTTTGTAAAGCATGTACACCAATTGCCCACGCTGTAAATAAACCCAAGACGGTCGATTTTGCTGAACCTCTGGGAGCAAGAATATCTATATTTGGTCCTGCAATTCCAACCAAGCACTCACTATCCAGCTTGGTTCCTAAGTATTTGTGCCACTCTAAATGGTGAGGAGCTGGAGGCTTGTCTCCAACCGCTTCACAGAAGTAAGCAAAATCTGTTTGAGCCCTATCTATATCAATCCCGGTAGTCGACTTGACAACACGTTGTTGAGCTGCTGCACGCGCCGTGCGTCGATAAACCGAATGGAGTGATGTTCCCGTCATTACTAAGCCAGCTATGCCCTAAAGATAGCAGGTTTAAACTGACTTTTCTGTTCGGTTAAGATTCTTCTGCCAACAGCTTGGTCCAGACTCCCATAGAAGCTTCTTCCAGGGGGCCTTCGATGGGGTCGTCTCGGAAGATGGAAAGCATCTCACGTAACGCTCGGTCCGCGCCAGCAAGGACAAGGCCCTGTTTATCCATGAGAATCTTGTCATCAGCAAGCTGTTTGATGGCACCGCGAAGTTCTTTCTGAAGCATGGCAATCCTGGCGGAACCCATGTCTTGCTTCACTATGCCCATATCAATAGCTTCACGCAGCTTGGCAATGTCCTCTTGCATGAACTCGATCTCGCTTTCCAAGATCTGGTTAAAATTCTTTTTCTTGTATTCTTTTTGCGACCATTCATCGCAATCCGTTATGCTACCTTTAAAGCCCAAAAACCGGGCATAAAGATACATCTGGATTGGAGAAGCAGATCGTTTACAGAATGCAAGAAAAGATTCGCGGTCTTTGTTGGTAAGGCCTTGAATCCAATCTTTCATGATCGGTACTGCTGTTGAGCTTGTTCGTAATCTCTGTTCTCTTTATAGCGCCTAAACATCTCTTGTTGCAAGTCCGTCGTCCTGGTTTCCGTACCAGTTTTACCAATTGTTTCTCTCTGCTCTCTCCCAGTGGTGCGAATGCCTGCACGCTCTTCTTGCCCAGCAACCCGTTGACCGAGCCGTGATTCTCTCCCAGTTTTACCAATTGTTTCTCTCTGCTCTTGCCCAGCAACCCGTTGACCGAGCCGTGATTCTTGCCCAGTAGTGCGAATGCCTGCACGCTCTTCTTGCCCAGCAACCCGTTGACCGAGACGTGATTCTTCACCTCGAACACGTGTGAGTCCAGTTTCGCCAACAAACCTTTCCGCTTGAGTTAAACGCTCCTGAGTTCCTGAGGTCTCTATGCCGCGATGTGCTTCTTCCCCAGCAACCCGTTGACCGAGCCGTGATTCTTGCCCAGCAACCCGTTGACCGAGCCGTG